CGGCCTGCAGAGCAAACGGGCGGGTCTTGCGGCCGTTGTCGAAGGTCCAAGCGCCGACCAGCCGGTCCATCCAGAACTTCCCGGCCCAGCTTTCACAGCAGGCGCGGGCGGGCTGGATATGGATGATCTTCGGCTCGGGCTTCGTCTTGCCCGGCAGCATGGCCCACGACAGCTCGCCGCCTGCAGCCGAGAGGATGGCGATGTGAACGCCGCCCTTGAGGGTCTTGCCGCCGCCGAGATCCGCATCCGGCATGTCGAAGAGCAGGACGTCGCCCGGTTCAGCGTGGCGGGTCTTGGTCTCGGTTAGGCCCCACTGCGTCAGCGCGAGCCGGGCTTCCTGATCGGTCACACCCCAGCCGACTTGCTGGACGTCGATCAGGTCGCGCTCGGTAGCGAACACCGCAGCGGCGCGGACCATGGCCCATGAGCCCATGACGACCCGGCCACCCTCTGAGCGGTAGGGAGTGCCGCGGGCCGCTAGAGCAGCCTCCAGCATCCGACAGCGCTCGGTCCCCTCCTCCGGGGCTTGAAAACCGCCAGCCTTGGCGACGGCCTCAACAACCGTCAGGCGCTGGCGACGGGCGGCCACTTCATCCAGTCGGACCAGCGAGCGGCCGAGCGGTTCTGAGATGTGAGCGAGGGACATAGGGCGTCTCCAGTTGTTGGAGACACCTTAGATGCTGGATATTTCCCGCGTCAAGGCCTGATGCGGGATATTTCCCGCTTATCGCAGTCGGAAGTTCATATAGGAGCGAATCACCAGCCCGATGATCTGCACGACGGTGTCGTCGTCCTGACCGTCGCCGGCCAAACTGAGCGGCTTGTCCCAGCGGGCGTTGTGAGAGCGGGGCCACAGCTCCGGCGGCCCCTTCTTCGGCACGGCGAGCTGTTTGAGGGACCGCTCTATCAACGACCCTTGCGCCCGCGTCCGTTCGACCACGACAATGTCGCCGTCGGCCGGGACATAGTGGAGCGCGATGGCGTCCACGACGTGAACGAGAGAGCCCTCTGGGATAAGTCGATCCATAGAGTCTCCCTTCACCCTCTCAAGCCACTGCGGGTAAGCCTCGAACGGCTTAATGAGCGTCGCCGGCTGGGTTTCCGGCTCGGCGTCGTCCGCATAATCCTCGTGTTCGAGCCAAGCGCCCGCCGCCACATTAAAGCGGACCGGCAACTCAATCTCGACGGACGGGAGTGGAGTTTGGTCGCGCCTCTCCACTGGCGCCCAGGTCTCGTCCGACGTCAGCAGATACCCGGGATCGCACTCCAGAGCGCGAGCCAGCTTCATGATTGAATCTGCGCGGGGGTGCTTGCTCTTGCCCGAAAGGATGTCGCCGACGAACCCCCGAGGCAGCCCCGCTTTCACCGACGCCTCATTCGGGGTCAGTTTCAACTCGGCGATCCGCTTCGTGATTTGATCGGCAATGCTCATTGCGGGATTCTCCCCGCGGCGCCCCTCAACGGGAAGGCGGGAAGTTTCCGGCTGTGACGGGTTGACGATGCTGGATATTTCCAGCACGTTGTAATCCATGAACGACATCGACGCCTTCATCGCTCGCTGCGACGCCTACCGGGCGGCACGAAAGCCGCCGATCAGTCGCGCTCGCCTCGCCACAATCTTGTTCAACGACGGCGCGAAGCTGGATTCCCTTGCAAGCGGAACAGATGTCGGTTCACGCCGGCTTGCGAAGGCGTTCGCCGACCTAGCAGCACTAGAATCCGGCCTGGCCGCCAATGACTCGCCCTCCGAGAGCGAGGCGGCGTGATGGACGCGTTCGAAATCCGGCTGGAAGCCATCCGCTTGGGCGTTCAGCTCGCCTCTCAGGGGCATTGGGACAGCATCGGCCAGCGCCTCGGCGGGGCGCTCGCAGCTGCAACAGAGATCGAGAAGGCGCTGACGTCTATCAAGGACGACCCGCCCGTCGAGGGTGAACGTCAGCCCGACGGCATGGGCGGTTTCAGTCCGGCTGAGCCCACTCCTTCGTCTCCTCCGCAAGGTGGCGACTGAGATGGTGCAGGGCAGCGCGGGCGTAAGCGACGACCTTCTCGTCCTCACCGGACTTGATGTCGAACTGCATGGGGATGGTGAAGGCCACCCCGCCCTGAGTGACGATTTTCCACTCGACGTTCGCGATCTGCGTTCCGTCTCCGCCGCCAGCATCCTCAAAGTGGATGCTCTGCAGCGTCGTCCTGATCTTACCCATTCCCAGTCTCCAGTGGTGCGTGATGGTTCCACTGTAGAGGCGCCCGCCGGACGTGCCATCCCCCATGCCGCGTCCGGTGGGCAAGCCTGCAACCACAGCTGGGTGGTCGCCGACATCTGCGGCCCGAACAGCTTCTTCACAGCGCCGCTGAGGGTCCATCTCGAGTGCGAGGACTGCGGAGCCACCAGGTCAGAGCCCTTCACCGGAGGCTCCGGTGGCTAACGACCAGGCGGATGTGCTGGGGCTTGTCGGAGACCTGCTCGCGGTCGGAGCCCGGCGCGGGGCCGCTCAAGTCCTCCGGAACGCCGCCCCCCAGCGTCAAGCCGCAGAACTCGGTGATCTCCCACAGGCCCCAGCCTTCGGGATCCGGCCCGTAGCCGCTGAACATCCGAACGCCGCGAACGACCATCTCCCCACCCCTTCTGAACTTCCCGCCTCACCTCTCCTCTGAACCGACCGCAACCGCACCCAAAGATTCCCCGAGAACGCAATGCGAACGCTGAACGCCATCGAGCATGCTCATCTCTCCCGCCGGCTGGTCGAAGCCGTTGGCGGCCTGGAGCGCGCCGCCAGCATCTGCCGGGTGTCGGCTGGGGTGCTGTCCACCTACCAGAACCCGAACAAGCCGGAGTGCAACATGCCCTCCGACGTCGTCTCAGCGCTCCAGATCGCGGGTGGGGATGCGTTGTTCTCGAAGGCTCAGCTCGCCGAAGTAGATCAGCCTGAGACGGTCATCGCCGACCCCATGCGCCACGGCTGCGACCTGGTGAAGGAAGCGACCGAGGCCTTCGGCGCCATCCATGCCGGGCTCTCTGACGGGGTGGTCTCGCCTTCCGACTTCCAGGCCTGCGACAAGGAACTCGCGGACCTCGAGGAGCAGATCGCCATTGTTCGCGCCGCCATGCGCGGCCGGCTGCTGAGGGCAGTCTAATGTCCGGGCTCGCCTTCACCGTGCCCGGAGACCCTCGCGGCAAGGGTCGTCCGCGCGCCACCATCCGCGGCGGCCACGCGGGGCTCTACACCGACGCCAAGACGGTGACCTACGAGAACCTCGTCAAGGTCGCAGCCCACTCTGCCATGGCGGGGCGCCCGCCGCTGAACGAGCCCGTCTCGATGCGCGTCTCGGTCCGCATGGTGCCTGCCGAGTCCCACAGCGCCAAGAAGCGCGCGGCAATGCTGGCGGGCGAGTTGTTCCCGACCAAGCTCCCCGACCTCGACAACGTGGTGAAGGCCGTCCTCGACGGGTGCAACAAGGTCGTCTTCCGGGATGACGCGCTGGTGGTCCGCCTGACCGCCCAGAAGACCTACGCCGCTACGGCAGGGGTCGACGTCACCATCCTTCCGATCGCGAGGGCATCATGAACTACGAGCGCGCCAATCATAAATGGGACGAGGCCCGAGACGCCCAACTGGCAACCCTCTGGACGGAGGGCGTTCGGGTCGCGGACATCGCGGTCCGAATGTCCACGACGATCGGAGCCATCGAGGACCGGCGCGGTATTCTGGCCCTGCCGAAGCGCAGGAACCCGAACGAGTGGACAGATGCTCAGTCCGACCTGGTCGCCAAGCTCTGGATCGAAGGAAAGTCAGCGGGCGAAATCTCAAGGCTCGTGCCCGGGAAGTCCAAGAATGCAGTGATCGGGCGCGTTCACCGCCTCGGCCTTTCGAAGCAGGGCCGCGCTGCCTGTGCCGCCCCGCCGCCCGACGTTCGTAAGCGCCTGTTCAAGGTCGCCAAGCCTGCCCGTCCCGCCAAGCCCGCCCCCGTCGCCAAGATCGTGACCGGCGGCTGGGCCAATGCCGTCTCATCCCCTGCGCTTCAGCAGGAACGGGCCGCCGAGGGCCATGCCGCCGCCGCCCGGGTCTCCAAGACCGACGTCGAGAGCCCGAACGCCCGGCCCTTCCTGGAGGCCACCAAGGGCTGCAAATGGCCGCTCGGTGAGCGCGGGGCCATCATGTCCTGCTGCAACCCTGTCGCTGACGGGAAGCGGTACTGCCCCGGCCACTACGCCGTCTCCATCGCGTCTCAACAGCCGAAGCCTGTCCGACCCCGCGAAGCCTCGCACCTGACGCGCTTCGACCGGGTCGAGAAGGACCGGCCGCGTACCATCCCGGACAGGTCCGTCTGGGACGAGCCCCAGGCGGAGGCCGCCTAGCCATGGTCGCCCAGCAAGACATCCGCATCGCGGCCCTGAAGGCGGACCTAATCCGCACCGAGACCGTCCGCATCGAGGGCAGCCTCAGGGTCATCCACGACCTCGCGGGAATGCCCGGTGCGCATGCCGCTGCCACCGCAGCCCTGCGCCGGGTCTGCCGGGCTCACATGAACGACAACGACGGGTGGATCGCATGATTGGTCTGACCAAGCGGCAAGCGGACTGCCTCCAGGCCATCACTGACTTGACCGTTGACGGGGTTTCGCCCTCGTTCACTGAGATCGCCGCCCGCCTCGATGTGACATCGAAGAGCGTCGTGCATCGCCTCGTGACCGGTCTGGAGAAGCGCGGACACCTGCGCCGGTACCACCACGCACAGCGGGCGCTGGAGGTCATCGAGCCTCTGCGGCCGCTGAAGAGCAAGACCGCCATAGCCGAGGACGTCTGCAACCGAGCGCGACAGTCGGGGCTGATCAGCGATGCCACACCGGAAAGCGAAGCCGCTCTGCGCAGCATTGTTCTTGAGGCGCTGGCATGAACGGCAAACAGGACTGGATGGCCGGACACATAGACCGTCGGCGCGAAGCCCCGGCGACGAAGGCTGCCCGATCCGCCCGGGCTATGTTCCTGCGCATGCAGGCTCGCCGGACGGTGGCCGAGATGATCACCGACTTGGAGCCGAACGAGCAGGCCACCATCCTCTGTGACGCCCTCGACATGGTGGCGGAGCAGCTTCACCCGCGCATCGGACGGGTAGAGGCCGCGACAGCGTTCAACAGCCGGGCCGCCGACATCTGCGGACCCCTGAAGCTCTCGCGGGCCATCGCCTCCGCGCGCGCTGAACAGCTGTTCGGCCCGAAGCCTGCGAATGATCGGGGGACCGAATGAGCCGCATCGAAACTATCGGCGACTGCACCCTGTATCTGGGCGACTGCCGGGAAGTGCTGCCTACACTTGATCGAGGTGCTGCCGTGGTCTCAGACCCGCCCTACGGCATCTCGTTCCAGAAGGGCGCTGGCGGCAAGGGCGAGCACACCGTCAGGAACAGCAAGGCCATTGTCGGGGACGACAGCCCCTTTGACCCAGAGCCGTGGCTCGACTTCGCCGAAGTGATTGTCTGGGGCGCGAACCACTACGCGGCTCGGCTGCCGCACGGACGCTGGCTTGCATGGGACAAACTGGCGGGGATGCCCGCGTTCGACTCGTTCTCCGACGTTGAGTTCGCGTGGGCTAAGGGGCGCGGCAAGGATCGCATCTTCAGCCACATGTGGAAGGGGCTCTGCAAGGCGTCGGAGAAGGGCGGAAAGGAGCGGTGGCACCCCACCCAAAAGCCGATTGCCCTCATGAGCTGGTGCCTCGAGCAGATCACTTCCCCCCTGATTATCGACCCATACATGGGGTCCGGCACTACAGGGATCGCCTGCGCCCTTGCCGGTCGCCACTTCATCGGGTGCGAGGTAGACCTCGGGTATTTCGAAATCGCCTGCCGCCGCATCGAGGAAGCCTACAAGCAGCCCCGCCTCTTCGCGGAGCCAGTCGCCAAGCCCGTCCAGACCGACATCTTCGCCGCCAACGACGAGACCGCTAACGGGAGGGCCGCATGAACCGCCGGGACCTCGTCAGCTTCGAACAGTTCTACGCCGCCACCCTGCGCCGGGAGGCCAAGGCCCGCGCCAAGCGATACCCGGCCGCTGCAGAGCGCCTGAACCGTTGGGCGGATGCTGCTGTGGATCGGGCTGAGACCATTCGTTGTGGTCCGCTGTTCGAAGGGGAGAAGGCCTGATGTTCGACGGCGATCCCCGCGAAATCCCCGAGGTCGACCCCCTCCCGAAGAACGTCCCGGCCGAGCAGGACCTGCTGGGCGCAGTGATGTACGACACCGCCCTGCTGGAGCGGATGCCTGACCGGCTGCGTGGCGCTCACTTCTTCGAGCCCTTCCATCAGCGACTGTTCGACGCGATCACCGAGGCAGTCACCGCCGGTCGATCTGCGTCGCCGTCGCTTCTGGCTGACGGCTTCCGCACCGATCCAGGCTTCAACGACTTTGGCGGTACGACCTACCTGCTGGACCTGATGAACAAGGCCCCGCCGGCACGGGTCGCCTTAGAGGCTGCACGGTCCATCCTCGACCTGGCTGTCAGGCGTGACTTGCTACGGATCGCGGACGACATCACGGCCCAAGCCGTCGACCCGGCCCTGCCCGCAACCGAGCACGTCGCCGCGGCGGAGAACGCTCTGTTCAGCCTCGCTGAGAGCGGGGAGCAGGCAAAGGCGCTCCACACCTTCGCTGACGCCCTCGACGGGGCCATGGACATGATCGAGGCCGCCTATAAGCGGGACGGTCAGCTGACTGGCCTGTCGACGGGTCTGGTGGACCTCGACCAGAAGCTTGGCGGCCTCCACCCGTCGGATTTGCTGATCCTCGCCGGGCGCCCCTCCATGGGGAAAACGGCCCTCGCGACCAACATCGCCTACCACGTCGCCAAGACCTATCAGGCGCAGCAAGACCCCGACGCCCCACATGGGCGCCGCACCGTCGCCGGCGGGCGGGTCCTCTTCGCCTCGCTTGAGATGTCCAAGGAGCAGCTGGCTCAGCGCATCCTGGCCGACGCCTCCGGGGTATCCAGCGACAAGATGCGGAAAGGCCTGATCGATCGGGCCGACTTCGAACGCATCCGCAACGCCCGGGATCTGATCCGCCAGTGCCCGCTCCACATCGACGAGACGGGCGGCATCCACATCGCCAAGCTCTGCGCCCGTGCCCGGCGCCAGCATCGCCGCGAGGGTCTGGACCTCCTGATCGTGGACTACCTCCAGCTCGCCACCACGGGCGACGGCAGAGGTCAGCGGAACCGAACCCAAGAGGTGAGCGAGATCACAGGAGCCCTGAAGGCTCTCGCCAAGGAGCTCGGCATCCCCGTGATCGCCCTGTCCCAGCTTTCCCGTCAGGTGGAGAGCCGCGACGACAAGCGCCCGATGCTGAGCGACCTTCGGGAGTCGGGATCGATCGAGCAGGACGCCGACTGCGTCATGTTCGTCTACCGCGAGAGCTACTACCTGAGCCGGTCAGAACCGCGGGTCGGCAGCCAAGAACACCTCGCGTGGACAGAGGCGCTGCAGCAGTGCCAGCACCAGGCCGAGGTGATCATCGGCAAGCAGCGCCACGGACCCATCGGCACGGTTCGCCTGTCGTTCGATGACGACACGACGCGGTTCGGCAATCTGGCGCGTGACAGCGAAGAACAGGCAAGGTCTGCAAGGTTCTCGTTCGGAGGAGACGACTGATGCCGTTCCAAGCCCTTCCCATAGCACTGCGGGCCAACACAGGAGACGCCCTGAGCAAGCTCGTCTGGATCTGGATGGTTCAGAAAGCACAAATCCATGACGCACCGAATGGCCTGGCTTATGTCGGCTTCGAGACCCGTGAACTGTGCCTGTTCAGCCAGAGCACGGAGGATGAAGTAGTCGCGGCCATTGAGCGCCTTGAGCGGCTGTGTCTTGTCGAGCGGATTTACTACAAGGGCTGGGGTGAGGCAGGGACGGGCCGGGACGAGGCTTTTGCCGACATCGTCCTGCCCATAAGCGAGCTTCGGAGCGGCGAGCGGCGGCGCATCAAAGGCTCGCCCGACCAGCTCAACCACCTTTTGGCGAAACAGGGCTACATCTGCGTCACATGCGGCATCGAGGACCACGACGCCTCCAACTGGCACCTTGACCACATTATCCCGCGGTCCCTCGGCGGCGCTGATGTCGAACTGAACTGCCAGGTCATCTGTCCCACCTGCAATGCTCGCAAGGGCGCCAAGCTTCACTTCGTCGACTTCTTGGGGGGTCGGCATCGATGAGCAAGCGACCTTGGTACAAGCGTTATGGCGGCGACTTCGTGATGGGGACCATGTCCCTGTCGCTGGAGGAGAAGGGCGCCTACAGCCTCTGCCTCGACCTGATCTATGATCGTGGAGGACCGATACCTGATGACGCGCGCTGGCTCGCTGGCGTGTGCGGCGTGTCGCTTCGGAAGTGGGCCACCCTGCGTGACCGGCTGATCGCGACCGGCAAGCTATCGCCCTCCGACGGGTTCCTGACGAACCAACGCGCCTCGGCGATGTTGGCCGCTGATGCCGAGGCTAGAGAGGAGCAGGCCGAAAACGGCGCGAAAGGAGGTCGAAAGCGCGCCGAAAACGCCTCGAAAACGCTTCCAATCTCCCCCGAAAAACAGGCCATTCCTAAAGAAAACAGCGTCTTAGTCCAAGGCACCCCTAAGCCTACCCAGAAGCTAGAACCACTGCCAGAAAGTAAGACGGATGCTGAAGCATCCTCTGTCGCTGGCAGCGACGTGGCGAAGGCCTTTGCCGAATGGAACGCTCTCGCCAAGCGCTTGGCCCTGCCGGTGGCGAAGGGACTGACGCCAGAGCGACGGAAGGCGATCAGAGCACGATTGGCGACTGACGGCCTGATCGGCTGGCGGGAGGCCTTGGCCGCCGTTGAGGCCAGCCCCCATTGCCGGGGCGAGAACGACCGTGGCTGGCGGGCTGACATCGACTTCGTTGCGAGCCCGACCAAGTTCCAGAAGCTGCGCGAGGGCTCGTATGGGCCGGTTCCGGCTGGACCTGCTGATTCCACAAAGCCAGCCGCCACCTTCGACGCCCCGGCCGTCCGCGCCAGCATGGTGAAAGCCTCCGACGAGGACTTCGTCCGCCGCTACGTTGATCACTACTGCCGATGGGTTCCCGACGGCCGCCGGCTGGAGGCGCAGACCCCCGCCATTCAGGCCGCGCTCACCAAGCAGCTGGGCGCCTGGGCCACCCGGAACACCGTCACCATCGCCCTGATGAGCGCCAACGACACCCCGCCCCTGTTTGCCGAAGGAGAAGCCGCGTGAGCATCCGCAGCCTGATTGAGATCAACCACGACTTCTGCGACCGGCTCGACAGCCCGGCATTCGTGGCCGCGCTTCAGCGATACCTGCGAAGCGGTAACCGAGAGTGCGCCGAGGACCTCGACCTGTTCGGGGTCCGGCTGGTCGCAAACCGCCACCACTCGGCGGATTATTACATCGTCGGCCGCCATGATGGCTTCCCGGCTCGGTATCAGCAGGGACCTTCGGCATGACCAGCAAAGCCGAACGCCGCCGCCAGAAGCAGGCGAACCGGAAGCAGTCCCCGTCGGCCCCGCGGGTGATCGGGGCGAACGACAACCTGCAGCACGGGAACGACAACGACTGCGTCTCCGTCGGCGGAGTGGCGCTGAACGCGAAGCTCAGCGCCGCCTATCGCAAGGCCGTGGTCGACGTCGAAGCAGTGCTCGTCGACGCAGACGGGGAAACCATCAGGCTCGCCAGTGGTGATCCCACGCCTGACATCGGCCGGCGCCGTGAAGGGCATCAGGCTCTCATGGAGATCGAGATGGCGATCACCGAGCATCTGGACGCAGAGCGAATGCAAGCCGTCCGGCAGGAAATATCGGCGCTCGAAAAGCGTCGGGGGAGCGAGTTGACGGAAACGCGCCTGCGGGATCGCCGGGGCCAGGAGGGCGTCGAGTACCGCGTGAAGCGCGATGGGCTCTCCACCCTGTCGATCGCGCGCACCGATCGCTCGACCAACCAGCGGATCCCGCCGTCCCTGACGAAGACCCAAGCGACCGCGGGCCTCTACTACCGAACCGACTACGAGCGGATCGACCCTGAGCGCGTCCTGACCCCGCCGACCCTGCTGAGGGACGGCAAGACTCGCGCCGGCGGCGGAGAGGGTTTCGACAAGAAGGTGGCGGAGAGCTGGCAGCGCGTCAGGACCATCCACCTTCTGATCGCCGGGCTCCCGCTCGAGGTCGCGCGCCGGACGGGCGGAGAGGAATACACCAGGCCGAACATGCCCAACCTGCCCGCCAGTCACCCGGCCATGCGAGCAATCCTCGCCCTCAACGAGATCGCCGGGAAGGGAGCCAGCATCAGCGACCTCGTCACCGGAGGCCACGCCCGGGCTAAGATGCTGCACGACCTGATCACCGCCCTCCGCGCCTGCCAGATCGTGTATGCCGTGGGCGAGCCAGACCCTACAGGTTGACAACGGGCGCGTAAGAGAACATGTCTGGCAAATCGGGCGCTTCGCCCAGAGCAAGGCTCCTCCTTCGGGCGGAGCCTTTTTCGTACCCGCTCCCGACCATGTTCCGCGCTACGGCAAAGGCTGGATCAGGGAGCTAGGCGCGAGCCCGGGCTCGGTGCGCCCGATTGTTTTAGATCAAGGCTGTGCCGGATTAGGTCCTGAGACAGGAAGTGGAGCGACTGCGCGACCAGCAGAGCCCCATGCGCTTCGGCGTCGCAAATCTCCGTGCCGGCCGCCCAATCAACGACCACGTTGAACTCAGGAAGAGCGCCGAGCGCACCGTTGGTCAAACTCACGGTCACGGTTGCAGACCCCGCCTTCTCGGGCCGCACACGGGTTTTGATGGTCCACTGATCTGTCTTGTTCGGGCTTGCTTCGGACATGCTGCATATCAGCACGGCGCTTCGGTCCACTCAACGGAGCCGTGACATGCCTGCCCTTGAGAACGCCCGCCACGAACGGTTCGCCCAGGAGCTGGCGAAGGGTGCCACGGCCGATGCCGCCTACGTCGCGGCCGGGTTCAGCGAGAACCGCGGGAACGCGACCCGGCTGAAAGCAAATGAAAGCGTCGAGCGCAGGGTGTCTGAGATACTCGGCAAGGCCGCCGCGCGGGCAGAGATCACCGTCGCGGGCATTTCCGAGCGCCTGTTGAAGATCGCCGAGAAGGGTGAGCGGTCAGGTGTCCCCGCCATGCTCGCTGTGGGACGCGCGGCTCTCATGGATGTCGCGAAGCTCAACGGCCTCGTGGTCGATAAGCGCGAGATGTTCGGCAAGGGCGGGGGCCCGATCGAATACGCCAACCTGACGGAGGCTGAGATTGACGCTCGCCTCGCCGCTGCTGTCGCCGGAGATGCTGGGGCTGATGCCCCTGAACCAGAAGCGTGAGGTTCTCGCCCTTCTGGAGCAGAAAGTTCGGCTGAGGCGCGAGCGTGAGGAACGGGAGCGCATCGAGGCCGAGGCTGGCGGATGGGAGGCCGAGAAGGCCCGCTGCGCCGCTGATCCGCTCTACTGGTTCGACAAGTACGCCTGGACCTATGACCCGCGACTGGTCGGCAAGCCCGGCGGCGCGTTCGTGCCGTTCAAGCTGTGGCCGAAGCAGCGGGAGTTCGTCACCTGGCTGAAGGCCCGGGTTGATGCGGCCGAGGAAGGGCTCGGGGAGAAGAGCCGGGACGTCGGGGTCACCTACCTGTGCGGCGGGTTCGCACTGTGGGCGTGGCTGTTCATCCCCGGCTTCAAGACCACCTTCGGCTCCCGCAAGGTGGACTACGTCGACAAGAAGGATGACCCGGACAGCATCTTCGCCAAGGTGCGGATCATGCTGTACCGCCAGCCGCCGCAGTTCCTGCCGGCCGGCTTCAACCGCGGCGCCCACGACAACTACATGCGGATCACCAACCCGGAGACGGGCTCGGTTATCACGGGCGAAGGCGGCGAGGACATGGGCCGGGGCGGTCGCTCCTCCATGTACGTCGTGGACGAGGCGGCGTTCGTCGCCAACGCAGAGACGGTCGAGAAGGCGCTCTCTGGTAACACCGACTGTGTGATCTGGGTCTCGTCCGTCAACGGGATGGGGAACCTGTTCGCGCGCAAGCGGCACTCGATCCTGAAGCCGCACCAGATCTTCCGCCTCCACTGGCGCGACGACCCACGCAAGACCGAAGAATGGGCCGCGGCCAAGGAGGCCAGCTTCTCCGATCCGACCACATGGGCCTCGGAATACGACATCGACTACTCGGCCTCAGTCGAGGGCATCTGCATCCCGGCTAATTGGGTCGAGAGTGCGAAACGGCTGGCGGCGCTGGAGCCGCGGCTTACCCCTTCAAATGCCGTCCGCCTCGGGCTGGACGTGGGCGCGGGCAAGTCGAAGTCGGTCACCATTCCGAAGGCAGGGCCGGTCGTTCTCACTCCGCGATCCCGGGGCGCGCCCGACACGACCGAAACGGCGCATTGGGCGCTCGACATTGCTCGCGAGCTTGGTGCGGTCGAGCTGAACTTCGATGCCCCAGGTGTCGGCGCTGGTGTCTCATCAACCCTGACGCACAATGAGGTCGAGGGCCTGACGGTCTCGCCAATCAACACCGGTCTGCCGCCGTCGAAGCGCATCTGGCCCGACAAGCGCACGTCGGAGGAGATGTTCGGCAACTCCAAGGCGGAAATCTGGTGGCTCTGCCGCACCGACCTGCAGCGGACGCACGAGCACGTTGCCTTCCTTGAGGGCCGCGAGGGTGGTGTCGGGCACCCGGTGACTGACCTTCTGGCCCTGCCTTCCGGCGACAAGGAAAGCGACGCCCTCTGCCTCCAGCTTTCGCTGGTGAAGTGGGGCCGCAACGAGAAGGGCAAGATCGTGATCGAGACGAAGGACGCCCTGAAACGCCGCGGCATCGCATCGCCTGACTACGCCGACGCGCTCATGCTGAACTATGTCGAACCGGTCGAGGGTCCCGTCGTCGCGATGTTCTTGTCTAAGCGCCGCCGATGAGCAGCCCCGCCTCTCTGGCTAACGCTCACACGCGTGACGTGGACCGCATGTTCCCGGGGGTCTACCCGCAGGCCCGGAAGAACCACGCGGTCGATTTCGGCTACCCTCTCGACGTCACATTCCCGCTGGCTTTCGCCGCTTACACCCGTCACGGCATAGCCCGGGCAGGGGTCGACAAGACTGTTGCCAAGACTTGGCAAGACTTCCCGTTCGTCCAGACCTTTGCCCGCGATGACGGGGACGACACGCCGGAAACAGCAGTCGAAAAGGACATTCGGAAACGGTTCGCCGCTCTCCGCGTCTGGCAGAACATGGCCGAGGCCGACCGCCGCAGCTTGGTCGGTTCTTACTCGGGCCTGATCCTCAGGCTGGCAGACGATCAGCCGTTCGATGCACCCGTGAACCGCGTCCCCGGCGGGCTGAAGGGATTGGTCGAGGTCATTCCTGCCTGGGAGGGCCAGCTTGAAGTTGCCGATCGTGACGGCGACGCGACCTCCGAGAACTACGGCCACCCCACTATGTTCCGGTTCAACGAGGCCGCCGTCGGCACTCAAACGAACCCCCGCCAGTTTAACGTCCACCCCGACCGCGTCCTGGTCTGGTCGCGGGACGGCACGGTGAACGGACGCTCTTTCCTCGAGCCCGGTTACAACGCCCTTCTCGACATGGAGAAGATTAGCGGCGCCGGCGGTGAGGGCTTCTGGAAGAACGCCAAATCCGCCCCCGTTCTCCAGGTCGCCGCCGATGCTTCGGTCGACAAGATCGCCAAGGCGCTGGGCGTTCCGGCCGATGAAGTGCTGGACCTGATGAATGATCAGGTGGACGACTACCAGCGCGGGTTCCACAAGCTCCTGATGCTTCAAGGGATGGAGGCGAAAACCCTCGCCGTCACCCTGCCCTCACCTGAACACTTCTTCGCCGCCCCGCTGCAGATGTTCTCCGCATCGATCCAGATGCCGCTGAAGATCCTTGTCGGCTCTCAGACTGGAGAGCGCGCCTCCACAGAGGACGCCAACGAGTGGTCGCGCACGGCCATGTCGCGCCGCACGAGTGAGACGGCCCCCAACATCCTCGTCTTCATCGAGCGCCTGGAGCAGTTCGGCATCCTGCCTGAGGGCGACTGGCACCTCGACTGGTCGGACCTGACCGAGGCGTCGATGTCGGAGAAGGTCGCGCTGGCCGACAAGATGGCCGACGTGAACGTGAAGATGAAGGACACCGGGGAGTTCGTGTTCACCCCGGACGAGATGCGCAGTGTCGCCGGCAAGGAGCCGCTGACCGAGGCGGACAAGTACCGCGAGCCGCAGGACGATACCGAGGAGCCCGACGCGCTCGTTCCGCCTGCACCTGAAGACGAAGCCTGACCGCTTCGGCGGCCACCCCCAACAATCGAAGGAGGCCGCGCATGGACAAGCAAGTCCGCGTGAACATCCGCTCGGTCGCCAACGCGGCCAAGGTGCGGAAGGAAAAGCGCAACGGGCGTGACGTCGTGATCGTCCCCGCGGCGACCCTGCCGGACAACGTCGTGATGAACGGCATCCTCTACCCGGCCGAGGAGATCGAGAAGGCCTTCGCCGGCCTGGAGCGCACCCCGGCCCCGCTGGGTCACCCGATGGTCAACGGCCGGTTCATCTCGGCCCGCGATCCCGAGGGCATCAACATCGGCTACATCGGCGCCCACAACGAGAACGTCCGGCGCGAGGGCGGCCGTGTCCTGATGGACAAGGTGATCGACATCGAGGTCGCCAACCGCTGCGCCGGCGGCAAGGCTGTTCTGGCAGCGATCGAAGCCGGCGGGCCCATCCATACCTCCACTGGTCTGCTCGCCAAGCTGTCGCCGGTCGCCAACGAGAGCACCCACAAGCAGGTCGCTCGTGACTACGCCTTCGACCACGACGCCATCCTGCTGGACGGCCCGGGCGCAGCCACCCCTGAACAAGGCGTCGGCATGCTGGTCAACGCCGAAGGGCAGGAAGAAGAAATCGAGGTCATCAACTCGTCGCTGACGGAGATGGCCGACCAAGAGATCGACTACGCGGGAACCCGCTTGGTCGAGGCACTGGCGCGTCGAGAGAATGTCGGCCGCTGGGAACGTCTGAAAACCGCGATCATCGAGGCCTTTGCGGGCACCGAGCGGGCAACCCCCACCACCAATATGAAGGACGACGACATGGACCAGGTCCAGTTCGACGCGCTTTCCGCGAAGGTTGACGCCCTCTCGGACAGCGTGAAGCCCGAAGCTCTGGCTTCGGCAATCACCGAGGCGGTCGCCAATGCGATCAAGCCGGTGACCGACGCTCATGCCGAAGTCGTGGCGAACGCCAAGGCTAAGGATGACGCCGAACTGACGAACCTTCGCGAGAAGATCGTCAAGGCCAATCTGATGGACGAGGCCAGTGCCGGGGAACTCACCCTGAACGCCGCCCGCGTCCTCGCCGCCAAGGCTGAGCCCGGCAAGGCCGCCGGTCTCCACAACGCCTTCAAGGCCGCTGGTGAAGACGACTTCGCCGGCGTCGACCTCAACGCCGATCTGGAGGTGAAGTAACATGGCCGGCAACGTCATCTACCG